TGTTGTAACAGAAGCAGTATCAGGATTAGCGTCACTATCAGGTGACATTACATTCAGCTACGATTTTGACAACAACATTCAAGGTGGACGAGTTACATCAACAACTTCATTCGTTAAAGCGAAAGCGATTGGTTCGACTGGTGCGCAGTATGTACAATCAACAGTACAGTCGATTGTAACAGGTACACCATTAACAATCCCGGTTGCTCCTGCTACGGAACGTAACTACGCTTAAAGTAGAATACAATGGCTATAACATATTCAGCACCTAACGGTACGAGAATAACTTCTCCAGCTATGACCGAGGTGCTGGCTACCCAGGCTCAGCAAACTGGCAATAACACTGTGATTGTTACCGACACCCTTGGAAACATCGGTGGCGGAAATATTGGTGATGCCACTAACGGCATAGGTGACACTTATGCTGGCCGACTTCTTATTATCAATCAAAATACAGGTAGCGAACAAATCCGTTTCTGTACAAATGACGCAGCAGGCACAGGCACCACTCGAATTCTAACAGTAGGCGAAGACTGGACAACTAATCCCGTTATAACTACTGACACTATCTATGTTCCATACGAGTTCGGCGACATAGAAGACGGCGGCGCCAGCAACGGTATAAACCTAAACTCCAAATCAGGTCTGTGGGAATTGTCCAATACGCTTGAAGTGCTAAGTACAGGCGTACTACAAACCGTCGGTGGACAAGGTATGGAACTTGACGACCAAGGAGCAACTTATGCCTTTCAAGTTCAGTCAGGTGGATTCTTTTACGGCGGGTATCCAGCAGCAGGTGCGAACATTTCCGGAAGCCAGATTATTTCATACAACAATACAGCAGGCGAAGCTTCGACTGAATGCTTGTCCGGTGGACACTTGCATTTATGGGATTGCTTAGTATGGGCACAGCGTTTCTCGCAGACGTTTGATATACAAGACGGCGGAGAAGGATATTTTCGACGTACTAAGTTTCTAAGTGTTGGCCAAGAATTAATTCTTTACGACAGTGATATTGGCGACTGCTCAGCAGAAGGGCGTGGTGGCACATTAGAAGTTGTCCGTGTTGACGCTGGAACAGTTTGCGATGGGTTTGTTTTAGCAAACCTCGATACACTTGATTCCAGAGCCGATACACTTACTGAAACTTTAACTTTAAGTGGGGTTCAGTTCGTTAGTGTTACAGACTTAATCAACGTTAGAAACAATAAAACTTGGGACATGATCGATCCAATTTGGGACGCAACTATATATACAGATTTTGTATGGGTTGGTTCAACATTGAACTCAGTAAACGACAGGCGTTCGGTGTTTGCGGTTGTACAAGAAGCCGACGGCACTAAATTGCAAAATGCTTTGGTTAACGTTTATGAAAATACCCAACTCGACGACTTAGTACAAGAATTAACAACTGACGTTGATGGCGAAGCGTCCGGTAACTTTCTCTACTTAGAACATGTTACTAACTCAGCAACAACAACTTATGGTGGTCACGCAATTCAGGCTGGTAAATGGCTTTACCTTCCATTTGTTGCGGCACAAGTATCCAGCGAGGCATTCAATGGTACTATCGTTCTAAACTCAGACAACAATATTACAGAAACTACTCAAGCTACTGCTGAAAGTGCTGGGTCAACAGTCACTTGGAATGAAGACACTAATCCATCCGAAGTCGTTGCTTTTACTGCCGGCTCAGGCACATTAGCGGATGGAATGATAATTACGTATTCTCCGTCCGGAGCAGTTGGTACCATTTCAACAATTATGAGCGGAGACTCAACTGCTGGCGAATTCCATCTTCATACCAGAGACGCAACTGCTATAGGAACAACACAAACTTTTTCAAGAACTGGTGGTACAGCCGGAACATTTAGTGGAACACACACGGATGCTTCTGAACAACCTTTCAGTATATGGATTGATGGACAAGATTTAGCAATGCAGGTAATTTATGATTATCTTGCGGCCATTCAGAATGATACCACCTTAACCGCCGACGGTGAGTTTATCTGGGAGTGGTGCCGCAGCGCACAAACACAGCCTTTATACCACACAGGTTCAAGTTTCTTTACTGATCGCAGTAATGGCAAAGGCATTGTTGTAGTTGATGGCGGCGCCGGAACTCAAGATTTTTATACTGATGACGCCGGCGTTCAGTATATTCCGCCAGTATCAATTAGTGTGACTTTCGACAAAATGAAAGACAATTCAGAAGTATGGGTTTTTACTACTGGAACTGGTGATGTAATCCCAGGCGGCTATATAGAAAATGCTACTACCGGTACAGTCGATGACCGTAGTTTTACCTGGAGTGCTAACGCAAGTGATGTAGTTGATTATGTAATACACAACTTCTTAGCAGGCGATGACGTAAATTATCAAAGCATCAGAGTCAATGGGTTTACCGTCCCGGGCGCCAACACCACAATTGACATCGCACAGACAATAGACAGAAACGTAGAATAACTCTTTTTATTTTAGATAAATACACAAATATGTATTTTATAAAATAGGATAGATAACACATGGCAATAGATTTTGACGGAGACAACTTACTAATTACATTCGAATCGGGTGTGACTGAAGTTGATATTGTGAACGACTTGTACAGAGACTGGAAAGACTGGATGCTTTCCAATCCTTTAAATAGACGTTTCCCACAAGCTCTTGTATCAGACGGCGGTAATCCTCTTACAGCGGTACTAAATCAAGGTTCGTATATCTTTTTAAACAACCCTGCCGGCTGGAGAATTAAATCTCCAGAAGAAGACATAACAATTACTGTAACAGGGAACTTAGCTCTATTAGATATTGATACAGCCTCAGTTATACCTACAGTAGGTGGATTCACAGTGGCATTCCTAGGACTACAACCAATCACGCAGGGTGTTACTCCATCAATGAAAACACAATCAGACTTCAACTCTTTCCAAAGCAGTGTAACACTTGATCCTGACAACCTATCTGGAAACGCAATAGCTGGAACAGCATTTCCAGCCGGTACAGAACAATCCCCATCTAATAATCATACTGATACATTAGCTATTGCTATTGCTAATGGATTTGATACTATTTCTGTAAGAGGAAATGTTGCGCTGACAAGCGGCGATTGGAGTGTTGGCTATGACTTTAATGGAACAAACCCATTAATATCGTCGATAGTATTATCGGGCGCGGCAAATGTCGACAACTGCGAATTCCAAGGGCTAACAGTGTCAGGAACAGTAGACAATAATAATGTAATACGAACATGCCGAGTACTAAACGTGTTATCATTGGACGGATTTATTTTAGACAGTGGGTTAGGCGGAACAATTACACTTGGCGGCGCGCAATCTACACTTGTAACAAATTGTTTTTCAGCAACCGGCACAACGCCAGTCGTAGATTGTGACGGTACAACCTCTGCACTAATTGTCCGCGGCCATAATGGACCACTTAAAATTATAAACAAGACAAACGCAACAGGTGATATTCATTTTAATTCCAATACTGGCGATCTTATAATTGACTCATCTTGTACTTCCGGCAATGTATATGCCAACGGTGTAGGCAGAGTTACTGACGAGAACGGCGTTCACTTACACACTGGCACCATTAACGGCGGCCTTGTCTTACAAGCTGAAATGGTTTACGGTGAGCACTTAGACGATCTGTGGATAGGATTAGAGAGAACTATATGGATTGATACTGGTGCTGGTACTAACGGTATTGGTTCACAAGGTTTCCCATTCAACAATCTGACAGACGGCATAGATTACGCTGAGACAGTTGGTATTCGCACACTACATTTATTAGACGATATAACATTAGACAGAAACTTAAAGAATTTCAAGGTAGAAGGCACCGGTACTCCAACAGTTGACACCGCTGGCTTTGATCTAACAAACAGCGAATTCCACAGAGTCCGAATGCAAGGAACATATGTGGGTGAAATCATTGTACAAGAATCTGTGTTGCTCAACGGCTTCTTCTTAAACGGCTTCTTTGAAAATAACGCGCTAGGAGGAGATCTGCATGTCGTGTCTGGCAGCACTGTGTTTATGAAACAGTGCGCATCGGCTATTCCAGGACTAGGCAGACCAACTATTAGTATGAACGGTGCAGGACCATCCAATCTGTCAGTACGCGGTCACGATGGCGGTTTAACAATTAAAGATTGTACTAATGTAGGAGATACGGTAACTGCAGAAATAGCACGAGGTTCGCTAACATTTGACGCAAGCAACACCGCTGGCAACATGGTAGCACGAACCGCAGGCAAATTTGAAGATCTTACAACAGGCGCTACAGTAACAGCAGAAGTATTCTCTCAAGATATGTGGCAGTCAATGGACTTGGATACATTACCAAACGACAAGATTGCGGACATGGTATGGAAGAAGCCAAAAGCAGACTTTACAGATGGCAGCACAATAGGTGGATATCTTGCGAAGCAAGTATTAACTATTGGCAGATTCTTAGGTCTGAAATAACTCTTCGATCGCCTTTAGTTTTTCCTGAACAACTTCAAACTTAAACGTATTCCAAACGCCAGGATGTAGCGGCTTTGGATAGTCATTGATATTGACCCAAGCATAGCCTTTGTGCTCCTTGTTTAGTATAGGAATAAATTCTTCTGTGACTGTGATAAGATATGTGTGGTAGTTGAAATAGTAATCGTCGCTGGTAAATGTTTCGATAGGTATAACTTTACGAAATTCTGGAGTCGCACCCATCTCTTCGTCAATCTCGCGGTAAAGCCCGTCGATAATGGATTCACCAGTATCAATCTTACCACCTGGAAGTCCCCAGGTACCTGCGTATTTGGATCTGTCACGTAATAGAAATAGATAGCGTTTAGTTGCTAAACTATAGAATAAGCAGCCTGCTCCTACAATTGAAGCCTCTTTCATTGATCACCTTTTAAAAAATAATTTGCCAGTATCCGGACTTGTATTCGCCTTCGTAGCTCTTAACCCATTTGGTTAAGACCCAGCTATACTGGATTTGTGTTGTTAAGTTTGTTACATACTCCGAGTTGCCAATATTAGCAACCGCATCAAAATCTACAAGCCATTGTGTGCCGTCATATTCAATTATGTCGTCTGTTAAGGCAATTAATTCTTCATTGCCTGTACCTTTCCATGCGTCTGCTTCGTTTCCAGCAGTGTTACCATCGTCGCCTATGTCATTTACAAGCAGATAACGCTGTCCAACCGCGGCAGCAGGCAAGCCAGTGCCAGGACCTGAACGTAGTGGATCTATTACAGCATCAACAGGATCTTGCGTATTTGCTGGAATTGTGTCTTGGTCAATTGCGTAAAATAATTTGTCTGGATTGTCCGGATCCTGTGTAATCGAACCTGTAATTTCATTAATCTCATCCGGCAGAATTAATGCCATCTGTGATATGCCTGGACATATGCTTCCTTCGTATTGTTCAAATACTTGTTCCCAGTTTGGCGGTGCTGTGTCTGGTATTGTAATAAGTTCGGGCGATGTTAACACATTAGCAGTATCAACTAAACTGCCAGAGGTATTGGTTATGTCAGCAGTTATAGAGTCTATGTCTGCGGTAAGGTTTGAGTTATCCGCAGTTTGACCTAATAAGAGTATGCTATCTGAATCAGTTACAATTTCCGCATTGCGGAATAATGTTAATACGCTGTTTAATAGCAACACATTATATTTCAATGGTGCTACACGAACTCGGTTGCCCATAAGCAAATTGTCATCGAAACCAGACGTTTCGGACACATTATCATCCAGTTCTAGGTCATAAACGCTACTAACAACGCGATGTATAATACCAAGCTTCTTAACCTTGCTAGGAGGGCTAATCCAGATAGGAATACTAAATGTGGCGGTGTTTATATCAATCTCTGTTGAACCCATCATAGGCACTGATCGCGAAGACCAATTATTGCCTTCTAAATTCACTGTTGTTAAACTAGTCCAATCAAAATAGTTATCGCTAGACTGTATTTCAAACGAAGGATTAAACAATGTTAATAGTTGTTCTAATAGTTGTAATTTTTGTGTGGTGTTACTAGTCCATATGTCTAACTTCATCTTAAGCATGTATGGAACTGGCATTATGCGCTCGATTGTAAAAGCATTGCCTTGTTCAGTGGTTAACTCGCCTGTATCGATATCGCGGTGACGCATACGAACGTGACGCTTGTCTACAAAACCCGGAGACTGAATACGTTTCCGGTCATAGTCTAAGTCTGTAACATACGCAGCCATAGCAGGAACACCGAGTAATGTGTTCTCGCTGTTCTCTCTGATAATAGTAGCAGCCTGTCTGCTCGGATCGCCGTATATAACAGGAACAGTCTTTAAAGCATCTTCACCAAACTCCACCTGCCAGCCGGAAAATATACGGATGAACTGTATAATGAAACGTCTAACTTGAGAGTCGTAAAAGAATTGATTTGATTCTGCCATAGTATTATTTATTAGTTGTCAGCTTTCGGGCGAAGTATTTCACTTAACGCCTGACGCTCTTCTGTGCTGCCTAAGCAGTTATCGCCGGCACTGCCGCCTGACGTAGCTGTATTATTTTGGAACCCGGCTAATTGTGTTTCACGATCGCTAGCGGTTAAAGGAGTTCGCATATCGTCTTCCATCTTAATCCAATGCTTGCCGTCATATCTAAACAATCTGTTCGGCAAATAATCAATTCGTAATACAAAGTCTCCAACAATAGCATCCAATGGAAAGCTAATAGCTTCCGTAACAGGATATCCATTTGGAGCTAATCCATCGCCTAATATGTAAGTGCCAGGAATTGCTCCACCAGCAATATTTTCACTTGGGCTTGTGCCGATAAGATCTGCGGTCGCATTGTCGTTGTCAGCAGTAATGTGATCTAAATCCGCAAATAAATTATACGGACCGAGGACTTCGCCTTCTTCATCTGTTGGTACAACGTAGAAATCACTAGTGTCAAATCCGCTAGAAGGAACATCGTTCTCTGCTTGTTCTATTATTCCGTCGTTAATATCTTGTAGCTTATCGCCAAATATATCACCTTGCGTTGGTGCTTCTGGATCTGCTAGCGCATCATCAATTGGCTCACCGTCTATTCCAATCTTGTCAAACAGATCAGCAACTTCCTGTGAGTTAACAAGCGGCGTAACTTTAACACGCCATAAATGCGGCCACCACGTAGGACTAAATCCTTCTGCTGGTCTGCTAGCATCTTCCACCATGTAATATTTGCGCAATGCTGCTGGAATATCATCGTCCAGTGGATAGTAATCTATCATATGTGGCAGCTCTAATACATCGCCTGCCATGACCTTACGTCCAATCATTTCAACCATAGTTTTCAAGTGGAATGTAATGAATATTGTATCTGTTGCTAGAAATAATCCAAACTGCGATAGGTCAAAATCTGTATCGTTCATCTTATATGAACCACGCAGACTGTAAATATCCGCCTCATATGTGCGGTCTCTGTTCTCTAGGAATAAAATGTCTTGTATATCAACTTCAGTCGGATCTAATATATCCGGTTGAGTCGCATCACCAGTGCCACTAGTTGATTTCGGTCCAAGATACTTGTGGATATGCATATCGGTACCACCAACTGTAAATTGCTCATTAATTAGTCGGTCAAAAAATTCAAAATCATTAGTATGTTTGCCGTCTTTCCATAAACTTATACGTGGCATCTGGTTATTTCCTTTGTCATGCTAGTATTTATCTATAAATAAACATATGAAATTCTACAATTGTTTAATGTCAAATACACTATATTATCTTGGCGATATCGCTAGTAAACCCTTAAATATGGACTGGGCAAACGAAGACACAGAACGCGCTGAATACTGGACTGGCAAAGTATACAACGTTTACAACTGGCTTATGCTCAAATCTGTGGACTACAACGATAAAAGCGACTGCGGTGTATGGGGTCCTTGCGAAGATGAACCGGACGAGGAATAAAGTGACAGGCAGATTTACATACGAAGCGATGGGATATCACGCATTTGCTAAAGGAATCAAAAATGCTGCGGATGATCCAGAATTTATCGCCGCTCACCTAGCAGAATCGCTGGAATACGAAATGTCGCCCGAAGATGACTGGAATCAGGGCTGGTTAATCGCCAAATTCAAAGATATGGAGCAAAATAAGTCTTGACTTTCCGATCAGGGTATGCTATAGTAATAATACACCCACGGAGAAATTAATGAAAAGATACGCAGTTAGACTTCAATGGTCACAAACAGACTGGGAAACAGTCATAATCCACGCTGACTCAGCAGAATCTGCTGAAAAGAAGGCAAAGCAGCATTTTCCGGGCATTCACCATGTTTCTGGCGTCACATTACTCACAAAAGAAGTAAAATAAATCGTAAGTCATTGATTTATATAACCTAATGATTCGATAAATGCCTTGACATAATGCTCAAAACCCTGTATAATACACGTATTAAACAATAAAAGAGCAAGTTTTATGGCTGGAAAAGATATTGAATTCACACAGGAACAGTTCGAGTTAACTCTCGGCGCTGTTACTGGTCAAGCAAAAGCACACGGTTTGGATGTTGAAGATCCCAAACTTGCGGCTTTTCTTACATTGACTGCAGAAGTTCAAGCGCAACAACACGCTGAAGTTTTGATGGTCAACAAGTTGCTTAACAGCATCCCGCCTAAAGTTTTCGCAGAGTATAAATAATGACTAAGATCGAACGCGAAAAGAACATATCAATTGCTTTAGCACTTGCTCATATTATGGGTCAGTCTATTGGCAAGCAAAAGTGTTTCAGTAAAATGAATTTTAAAATGGCTCAAGCTCATATAGCGGAACTCGCTGGGCCTGATCCGGACGGTCGTATTAATGCTGTCCTCCTCAAACTTATTAAAGGTGAAGTATAATGGCTAAAGTAAAACGCAGAATGACTAAAAACCTGGAAATGGACCACGTTGGTTATCTTCCGGATTGGCACTCAATTGATTCTTACGAAGATGAGAAATTTCCTGAGATGCTCAATGACGCACTTCGTCACTATGGTTACTTTACACCAATTGTTACTATGCGCAAGAGCATGCTCGAGTGGTTGAAACTTAACGAGCCAGATCCCAAATTGCTCGAATCATACAAAAAGAGCCTGGACTGGAGAACTCCTGTCCCTGCTTATAGTTTAGCAATGGCTAATCTTGCTGGAATGCCTATGAAACCTGAGCACTTTGAGTACATTATGAAAAATGTACACGATGTTATCTCACACAACAAAGCAGATGGAGTTGTAAAGGCTGAAGTTAAGAAGGACGCTCCTGCGAAACTTCAACTTGTTTCCGCAAAACTGGATCGTTACATGACTAACGTCACTATCCAGGATCGCATCACTGCTAAAGTCGACGAGCACATTCTTCACATCGAAGAAACATTCGAAGATGGCATCATCGAACGCAAAGAAAAGCATCCGAAGCCGGAAATCAAAGCATATTTGGCTACTGAAGCAGTTCCTCCTTCAACTGTTAAACGTATTGTTGAGCATTTTGAAGCGCAACTGAAAGAAATCACAGAAGCAAAAGCTAAAGATGCTGACGAAGATCTTAAAGAAGCGTATGCTCACATTAAACCTGCTGATTTGAAGCGTTATGTGACGTTTTACACTGCGTTACTTGAAGACATGAACATGTACAAGGAAGAAAAGAAAGTTGCTCGTGCTCCGCGTCAGCGTAAAGCGCAGCCTAAGCACAAGCAAGTCGCAAAAGTGAACTACTTGAAGAAGCACGATGGACTGAAACTGGTGTCAATTAACCCGGAAGACGTTATCGACTGTAAAGAACTGTGGGTTTACCAAACAAAGTATCGTAAGCTTGGTAAGTATGTTGCTCAAAGTCACTCTTCGCTTGGTGTAAAAGGAACTACTATTACTGGTTTTGACATCAACGGAAGCGTTCAAAAAACCCTGCGTAAGCCGAAAGAACAGCTCGCAGAGTTCAAGAAAGCTGGTAAAGTTAAGCTCCGCACGTTCATGGACGAAGTCAAAGCAGTTGATATCAAACTGACTGGTCGGATTAACAAGGATACAATCTTACTGAAAGTGTTCTAATGATCAAGCGCCGAGAATGGTATGCGAATCAGCACCGGGATGCTGCTCCAAAAGTCCCGGTGCCGATGATTAGGTACGACACGATGCGACGTGACAGCGAACTAGCACTAGTAAGGATCAAAAATTTTGACTTGTTCCTTGCTATAGTTACTAAGATGAACGAAGCGTTCCCTGTCGACCGTATTACCGCCTCGGAAAATCGTCGCGAGCACACTATATTATTAAATTCACAAGCGGAGTTGCTGTATTTTAAGATGACTAT